GCGACGGCACTTGTATGATGTTCACACGAAAACCTCCTAATGATTTGGGTATGAAAAAGCCGCCCGAAGGCGGCTGGTATGTATTGCGGATCAGTGCATGATGAGCGGTATCGCCCACTCCAGCAAGCCGACGATCAGGCCGACGATGGTGCCGGTGGCTCCTACCGCTTTCCACACCATGCCCTTGATGTCGTCGACGCCGGCTTTTAGATCCGCATGGTCGGAGTCGGCGGATGCTTTCAGGTCGTCTATCCGCCGGTTGACGTGTTTGATGTCGCTTTCGTGCAGCTCCTGTGATTCCAAGGAATCCAACCGCTTGTCCATATCGTTGAATCGTTGCGTCATGAACTCCTTCAGATCGCGGCATTGCGCCGACACCACATCCGCTGAATCAGGCATGCGACGCTCCTTACTTGTCGGTTGGCGTGGAGGTCGGGTCGTCGCTCTTCCAGGTGATGATGTCGGTCGTGTCGGCGAGTTGGCTGACGGGTATCGTCACGGGCAGTCGGGTGGTCAGGTCGGTGAGTTTCACTTCCGTCGCGTCCGCGCCCGTGATGTCGGCGCGTAATGCGTGCCCGTAATCCATCCATGTCTGAGAGTCCCCGTCGGAATGGTCGAACACCAGACCGAGACGTAGGAACTCGTAGAGTATGGTTCCCTTCGCGGGTCGTAGATCGAGAATGGACATGATGTTCTTCTTTCTTTCATTCATTGGTTGGTTGGGTGTGTTGGATCGGACAGGATTCCGGCGGAAGCCCGTCACGTGATGGGAAGGAGCACGAGCGACCGGTACCCGCATTGCGCGTAGTGCGACCCGGCTGTCGTGTGGAACGACCGGAGGCTGAAATTCGTATAGTAGATGGTGTTCGGCGATACATTGAGCAATCCCACGAATGGTCTGAACTCGGGGTAATACGACTGGCCGGCATTCGGGAGATCTACGATCGCGGGCACTGGATTCCAGACAGCGTTCGGATGGTCGTCCCAAGTGCTCCCTATTTGGGGTTCCAGCGTGAGGTTCACGTTCAACGCTATGCTTAGCACGTCTCTGCCGTTGGCGACGGTACCCGAGGTAGCACTGACCTTGGCCCCTACCGAAAGCAGGCAAAGGAGCTTCCCTGTCGGACTCATGATCTGGGCGAGGGACCCGTCCGGGTTCATCAGGCTGCCGAAAACCGTCCACGGGGTAATTCCGCCGCCTGACGGGATATTGGTGTGAGCCGTGTTCAGCACATTAGTTTCGATGACGCTTAATCCGCCGAAGATCATCCTGTTCGCGTTCATCAGCGATCCGGTCAGCGGATTAAGCAGCTGCATGCCGTCCGAGTTGACTCTGCTCATGGTATTGCCGCCAGGGTCCAGCACGTCGAAGCTGCCGTTGGCGTTGACGAGCGCCGAATAGCCCTGGTATACGCCGCCCACGGTCTTGCCGACCCTCACGCCGTTCGCGTCCGAATGGATCAGCGTCTCGAGGACGCCGGCGCGATTCTGCGCGTTCGCAGCGTTGGACTGCGCGTTGGCCGCGGTCGATTGGGCGGTGCCGATACGCGCGTCGAACGCACTGTCCGTCTGCTGGAGACTCGTGTACTTCGACGTCACATCATCCTTGGTCGCGTACGTCGCCGCCACCTGCTGCGTTATCTGACTTGACGTCTGCTGCACCGAGGACTGGGTCGCATATGTCTCCGCCACATCAGACTGAAGCTGCTCGGGATTAAGACGGTAAGCTATATCCTGCGGTGCACCGGACGTTGGTTCGGCGTCCTGAGACGTTGAAGCATTATCCCATGAATCATAGAGTCCGGAAATCGTGTAGTTCCCGGTCCAGTAACGCCATGGGAAATACACCCAGATCTCACAGACATCGTTTGACTGTGCCATGGCCTTGACGGTAAGAGTCTGACAGTTTTCGCGATATACGGATATGCCATATGTCTTGGAGTAATTCGTGGAGTTGTTTCCACGTTTTATCATTATCTGTACTCTGGCGTTCTGGTTCGAGCCACCCTCCCAACCGGATCCGGTACGAATCTCGATAACCGCTGATTGAGCAGCGCCCTTCATAGTTACTGTCCCGATTTTACCCCACTGGGCTTTTCCGAGAGTCCCGGAGAACCCGAAGGTCTTCGAAGCACTCCCTGATAGGGTATTGAAATCCGTCTGCTTGGTATAGGTCTGGCTGACAGATGTCTTGAAATCAGTGAGACTCTGAGACAGAGTAGAGTTCTTACTCTGCGAATCCTCTTTCGTCTCATATTTCTGGTCCACTGTCTGCTTAAAGCCATTGACATCCTGTGACAGAGTCGTGTACTGACTCAAAGCCGTGGTGGCATCTTTTTGAGCTTGAGTAACGTTGCCGTTGGTGGTATCGAGTGCCGTCTTGGTCGCATACGTGCCGGAGACCGTGTTCTTGAATCCGTCGAGGTTCTGCTGCGCGTCGGTGGCCTTGGTCATGGCACTGTTGGCGGTGGTGCCCACGCTGGTGAGGTTCGACGATATCTGGTCGGCGGTCGCCTTCACCTCAGCCTTCGTGCTGTACGTGTTGCTCGCGTTCGTCTTGTCCAGATACGTGGCCTGAACCGTCTGCTTGAACCCGTCGAGGTTCTGCTGAGCGGTAGTCGCCTTGGATGTGGAGTCGGATTTCGTCTCGTACGACTGGGCCACCGACGTTTTGAAACCGGAGAGGTCCTGCTGCAACGACGACGCTTGAGACACCGCCGCGTTGGCCGTTGACTGAGCGTCGTCTGCGGCCTTCTTGGCGGCTTGAGCTTCGGTGATGTCCTTGACTGAAATATCATCGAATCTAATGTAATTAGTGTCGCAGGAAAGCTGTACGTCCATAGTCGCCGCACCATTCGGCACTACCACGTCGCCGGAGACCAGCGTGTATGTCATTACTCCGGTAAGCGTGGCGACAGTGATCGGTGAGCCACCCGGGAACGTCACCGTCATGGCGGACTTCATGTCGGTATAGCCTCGCTGCCAATACGAGCAACGGTACGTCCGACCGGACACCAGTCCCCTGATAGTCTGCGTCAATGTCCCGCCAGCGCCCAACCGTGCCTGCCATGCGCCGGAATGGGGATTGTCCTGGTCGTATCCCACGACGGACGCGTTGACAGCTTTCCACCCGGTCAGGTCTCCAGTCTCGAAGCCGCCGTTCACAACGAGTTCCTGCGCGTTCGCCAACGCCTGATCCGTCTTGTTGCTGACTTGCGTGATGCTGGTAGATAGCGAGTCGGCCCGCATGTTCACCTGCGCGATGGCCTTCACGTTATTGTCTATATTCGTTGCCTGCTGAGATAGTGTCGCATCGATACCGTCTGCCCTAACGGCCAGCGCAGCAGAATTATCCACACCTGTCTGCCCGATACGTTTAGCCTCTACAACGTCGGCCTTAATACCGTCCGTGGTGATCTTGACTTCTGATTTTGTAGCGTATGTCACGGGGATATCAGTATTGAGCTTCGACACAGCATCAGTGTTCTTGTCAGCAGTAGATTGTGCGGCAGCAGCAGCCTGCATGGCCTTGGTAATATCACTGTCAGCTATCTTCGACCATTCGTAGGTCGTACCGTCGGCGCTGCCGAACCGATACGAGTAGCCGGTGTCCAGATCGTAGTACATGTCACCGGAATGCTGTTTCCTCAGCTCCCCGGTGGCCCACTCCGAAGCCGGTTCGCCCGTCATCGAAGGGATGCCATGCCCCTGCCACGTCTCGATGGCGTTGTCTGCGATGTTCTTCAGTTGGTCGACGACGCTTTTCGTCGCGTACGTTTCGGCGACTGAGGCGCTGATGCTGCTGCCGGTGGCCTGCAATGCGGCCTGCGTGGCGTATTTCGCGTCGCTGTCCGCCGTCTTCTGGTAGTCCTTTGACAGCGTGGCGGAGAGGCTGTCGGCCTTCTGGGACACGGCGTTGACCTGGCTGAGCGTCTCGTCCTTCGTGGAATACGTCTGTGACACGGTGGTCTGGAATCCGGTGAGGTCCTGATGGTTCTGCGTGGACAGGGACAGCGCGGAGTCCGCAGTCTGGGACACATTAGAGACCGTCGTGGTCAAGCCGGTGAGCTTATCCGATGTACTGGTGATCTTCGTATTCGCCGAGTCAAGACCTGATTCCAGCGTGGCGGCCTTCTCCGAAACCGCATCGACGTCGGTCCGGACGCCCGCCACCTTCGTGTCCACCGTCTCGAGGCTCGCGGCGGTGTCCTCGCGAAGCTTCGTGTTCGCGGCCGCCGCATCGTCCGCGGCGCCCTGCGCCTTGTCGGCCTTGTCGGACACGACCTTGATATCGGCGGTCACGTCCGCTTTCAACTGGGCCGCCTCATCCACGATCGTCACCGTGATCGGATCGGACGGCGCGGAAACGTTCGGCATGCTACGACCGGTATCGTCGTGCGCATCGTCGTAGGCGCGTGCGGTCACCGTCACCACCGTGCCCGCGGGCAGTGTGGTAGACCCCACGGACCCCTTGCCGCGCAGGTCCCCCAGGTCGACCGAATGGTCACCGTCCACGTCTGCATAGCTGATGGTGATGCGGGTGAAGAGGAACGCCGCGTCCATCCCGCCGTCCAACGTCCCGTCCCATGCGACGAACAACGTGCCCATGTGGGATTCGGCCTGGATGCCGGTCGGACGGTTCGGCGGCGTCACCCGGCCCACGAACCGCGCCACGGTCGTATCGCCAGCATCCGCACCCATCACGGTTTTCGTGCCATCCGCGTTCGGGATGGTCACGGAACCCGCGTTGCCGGTCTGCTGCCTGGTGGCGAGCAGCATAGCGCCAGCCGCCGTCTCCAACGCGAGCGACACATCGTCCTTACGCGTGATATCGGGATGCAAAGCCATAGGAAAAACCTCGAATCTAGTGGGAAGTAGTAGGAACCTAGTGGGAAGTAGTAAGTCAGAAGGGAGCGTCCATCACATCGAACTGGAGCTTCACCGCGTCGGACTGATCACCCGACATTTTCATCAACCGCATCGGATACGAGTCGTCCGGCAGACGCCGGTGACCCCGGATATGGATGTGGAACATCTCACCTGGCCAGAACGAACCCAACGGGTGCGCCGGACGCCCATTGCCGTCAAGATCGTTGACGTGGATGACGCCGGACAATTGCATCATGACGCGCCTGTTCGAGTTCAGAACCGACATGGCCTTCGACTTCAACAGTTTCACGTCGGTCACGTCCGTGTCCGACCAGGTCGCTTCCATGAGGATCGGCGGGTCGGGTTTCGATGTTATCTCCGTCATGTCCTCCGCCAAAGCGGTCACGACGCTTTCGTCCGTGCCCGCGCCGGTCGCGTAGATGCGCTGGGTGGCGTGCCGGTAGTCGACGGTCACGTCCTCCAGAGAACCGCCCTGCGGCGAGCACGTCAGGTCGATCGGCTCGTGGTCCATGTCGAGGTAGACGTCCGCATCCGACCCGGCGAGGAACCGCACACGGCACGTGGCGTCATCCTTCCAATAGGGGCGGAACGTCATGTCGGGCCCGTTCTGCACGTTCACGATGTTCGTCAGCAGTTGTTTGGCGAACACGTTCTGCACGTTCCACGCCTTGTAATCCGTACGCTGATGGTTACCGGATTCGCCACGGTACGTCCAGTCGAACGGGAGGCCCCCACCGTTCTTCCCCTCCGTGACGAGGCTGCCGAGCTCCGAGGCGATGCCGCGAAGCGACAACCCCGTATACGACACCGTGTCGGTGCTTTTCCCGTCGTGGAACGCTCCATCCCTTATGACGGCCCTGGCGGCTAGCAGGCTCATGGGCGATGTGAGGGGGAACGTGGTCGCATCCCATGAATCCTCCGGGTCCCCCAACGCCCCCCACCACATGGGGACGCCACGCGGGTCCGCCATCCCCTCGTACATCCACGATGAGACGATGGCCCTGCGTCCGATGGCGAGCATGCCGTTGACCTGCGCGGGCGTTGATCGGTGCAGGAGCATGCCGTCCGCATCGTATTCGTCGAACTGCGAAAACGGCACCGACAGGCTCGATGCATCCGTCTCGCCCGGATTCCGGTCCGTGGTCGAGAACCCGAAATCCGACACGCTCATCTCCCACGAGAACGACGGCAGGTCGATACGCCTGATGATCCTGCCGGTGCGCGCGTCCGTGAGCCAATGAGCCCACGTCACTTAGCCACGTTCCGATCGAACACCTGAAAGCGACGGCCGACGAACAGCCCATGCCCATCGGAATTCGGACCGTAATGGAAACTCGGAGCCGCACCGTTCTGCGGCCAAGTCACGACGTAGGCCGTGTGCGTGCCTGCCGCCACATTCGTTCTGAAAGTGTTGTTATGGCTCTCCCATGTCCGGTCGCTCTTGAAATTGGCGGTTGACCCTTCTATGCAGTACTCGTTTTTACTGCTGGTGTCGGGCGGGTCTATCTCGAAACCGCACGCCCATTCCGAGTAGCTGTTCACATCCTGAGAGCTGAAGTTGACGTCGAACACCAACTCGATCTCACGATCCGTGGGGATGGTGAACCGTACCGGGAACTCATGGTTCATGTTGTACTTGATGTTGTTGCCGGTGAAAGAACGCTTATCCCAGTTTTCCCCGAGTTTGCCGGTGCTGGAACCTGCTTGTATCGCATAATCGATGTTCCTGTACGGGGTGGCGGCGTTGGTGTTGCTGCCGCGTGACGGCATGAGATACAGCGCCAATGCGAGCCCTCCCGCCGGTAGGTTGGGGATGACCGGAGATGCAGACGGGACGCCCTGCTGCACCTTCACGTGCACCGTATTATCGGATTCAACGGTGTTCGACAGCATGTACACCACGTCGATGCGGCTGTATGTGCTATCGCCGGCGTGGACCGCGTTCTCCGTCACGCCTCCGTTCCAGTAGGCTTCCGTGTACCCGTCCGCGGCACTCATGCTGCATATCGCAGCTCCGGCCGACACCTGATATTTGAGGTCGCCGCGACCGGACACGGTGAGACCCATGACGACGCCCGTGTTATTCCAATGCTGTTTAATCAGCAGCCGGTGGGTGAGCGGGTCGAGTCCGACACCGTTCGCGTCAGGTGCGACACCAAGTGCAGTGGTCATAAGTTACCTCCAGAAATGCGTAAACCCCTCACAATCGAGGGGTTTGACATGAATCGAATACGTGGATTACAAGTACGTGTCACGCACGGTGACCGTCACCCAGCCGCTGCCGGCGCTCATCAACCGCAGGCTCATCGAACCGCCCGCAGGGATGGCGGGCAGGTCACGGCCCGTGAGATTCCGCCCCACATCCACCCCACCCATCGACGCGGCCACGTTCCTCGGGTCACATTGGATGACCAACGGCACCATGCCGATGGCACCCGTATACCGGATCACGCCACCGACACCCGTCTGAATCTCCACACCATCAGGGAACGTGCCGGTCACCGTGATCGTCGGATACGCGTTCGTGGTCCCATGGTTCGACAGGACCGCAAGATTCCGCTCCCCATCAGCCGACACCCCATACGAGAGCCCCTTGCCATCAGGCCCATACGACAATCCCTTGCCTTCCGGCCCATACGACAGTCCACCACGTACGCGACTCACCGGCATCAACTGGGCTTGAGACGCGGACCACGACAGGAGTTCAGGACGCTGACAGACAATCGTCAACGAACCAACCAGCAGCCCCTCATACCAAGCGGCATCCACATCACGCTGACAATACCCATTGATATACACGTCACGCGACGCGTCAACCACGCGCAGGCGGACGATACGACCAGCAGAGGCGGCCAGACGGTCGAAACGCGCCTGCGTCTCGTTGCGGTCACCACCCAACACGGCAAAATGAACCGTCAAGGTGCGCGCCGCATATTGCACGTCCGATTCCGCGACGTCATGCCCGCCGTTGCCGTAGGAACGTTCCGTCGCCGTGACCTTGAGCGCCGGAGAGGACAGAAGCCCCTCGATGCCCTCCTTCGCGATGCCGAGCCCGTCGGGGATGCCGTCATCGGCGGACCCAGACAGGTGCAGCGTCGTCCCGCCGAACGATAGCTCCGCGTAGTAGGGGGTCATACCCATGTCAGCTCCTTCCCGACAGGCTCACACGGGCCTGCGATGCGACGGTGCGGGCGAAGATCGTGCCGTGCGAATACGGGTCGTTCATCCCGTAGTTGCGCACGTCGAAGTTTTGCACGACCTGCTTCGGTTCGACATTCACGGGCTTGTCATGGTCGCCGGAACGCTTGGAGAACAGCAGCTCCTGCTGGCTGCGGTTGAGGACCAGTTCGGGTGATCCCGAACGGTTCTCGACCAGTGTCATGCCCCTATCGAGCACTCCACCCGTGTCATAGAGACGCCGTGGCACGATGCCGCCGGTCGCATACCCGCCCGGACGGTTGAGCGCGTCGAGCGAACCGTACCGGTGGATGGCGTAGTTGAGGCCCGCATAGATGTTCGCCAACGGATCGGTGATCGGCTTGCCGGCGAACGGCCCGGCATAGGCATGGAAGGTGCCGGGAATGGTCTGCATGAGCCCTTGCGACGGCATACCGGCCCTCGCGTTGCTATCCCAATTATTAATCGCATTGGGATTGCCGCCCGACTCCTGATTCATACGCCGCAGCACAGTGTTGAGCCAGCTGGCTGGCTGGCCGAGCATGGAAAGCGCCTGCAGCACTTGGGACGACCATTGCGCGACGCCTGAGGATGGCGTGTAATTCACGCTGGGGGCAGAGGGCGAGGATCCGCTGCTTCCCATGCCGTTCCACAGGCTTTTCGCTTTGCCGACCAAGCCGTTCGCGACCTTAAGCGGGAACTGGGCGATCATCGATCCCCATGACCCGCCGCCGATGTTTTTCAGCAGGGATTTGACCGGGTCGACGATCCATTTGGATATGCTACCGCCCGGGTCTTTGATGAAACCGGAAACCGTGGAAGCCACGGAGCCGATGAACCCGCCTATCGCATTGACGATGCCGCCTGCGTCGAAACGCGGAACCACGCCTCCTGCTGAATACCCCATCATGTCGCGTCGTACAGCCGCAGGGCCGCTCTGGCGGGCCAGACGGTTCCAACGGTAGATATTCTCAGACCCGACTGCGCGTGTCCACTCGGGCACCATCCATGCCTCGCCAGGCGAGGTCATGGCCAAAACCGTGTCATGCCCGGGCGCGTACCCGGCGTTGATGCCGCCTTCAGCGAATTTCGGGGCCTCAGGGAGCGCAAGGTTCAGGCCGACCGCCTTCGCCACCTTGTTCCACACCGAGCGGATGCCGTTCGTGTACACGGTGTTGACGACCCACCGCACAGGCTTGGCCGCAGCGTCCTTGACCTTGTCCCACGACCTGCCGATCCAACTGCTGGTGTCGGAGAACACCTGGCCGATATCATGGATGCCTGTTTTGAAAGGGCTTACGACATGATCCCGTATGAAGCCCCACCCGGTGTTGAACGCGGTTCTGATTGTGCCCCACACCGGTAGGATCACACTGTCATACAGCCATTTGAAGATGGTCGCCCAACCGTTGATCTCACGATTCCAAGCGTCTACGACGACCCGCTTTATCCAGTCCCAAGTGGTCGAGAATATGTTCTTGATGTTTCCCCACACTGGTTTTACGATATTGCTGTAGAGCCATTTGAAGATGGTCGCCCAACCGTTGATCTCACGATTCCATGAGTTGATCACCGTTGACTTTATCCAGTTCCACGACGCCGAGAATATGGACTTCATCCCCGACCACACCGGTCTGACGATGTTGTTGTAGAGCCAGCTGAACACCGTTGCGATCAACCTGATCTCACGATTCCACGAGTTGATGACGGTAGATTTGATGAAATTCCAAGATGCGGAGAATATCGTCTTGATGCCGTTCCACGCCGGTTCAACGACGTTGTGCCAGAGCCATGTGACCGGTTTCTCCATCTGATGCCACGCGAGCACCCATGGGGTTACGAGGATCGTGGCGGTCAACGTGATGATGAAGCGAAACACATTGAGAATGCCATTGCCGACCATCTTGATGAAGTTCCAGAACGCCTGCGCGCCTGATTTCATCACATTCCATGCGCCGGTGAAGAAACCGGCGAAAGGTCCGCTGAACCAGTTCCCGATCGCTGACGTCCCCGACCGGATGCCACTGAAGGCACCGGAGAAGAATCCAGTGACCTTTCCCCATGCGTCGCGGAAGAAGTTGACGAACGGGCCGGAGAACCAGTTGCCGACAGCCGAGGCGGCGTTCTTGATACCGTTGAATGCACCCAGGATGAAGTCTCTGAATCCTTTGAAGTGATTCCAGCAGTAGATAACCGCCGCCACCACGGCCGTGATGCCGAGCACGACCCAACCCCACGGGCTGTCGAGGAACGCCAACTTGAGGAGCTTCATGCCGCCAGTGAAAATCATATTGGCGGCAGTACCAGCCTTGGTGATGGCGATGTAGGCTCTCACACCGACAACGAGGGCGACGAGGGAACCCGCCATGCCCGCTAGCACGCCGACGAGCACCTTGTGCTTCGACGTGAAGTTGGCGATGCCCACGGCCGCGTTCGTTAATCCACGCATGCTCGACGTGATGGCCGGCAGGAACTTCGCCGCCATCGTGATGCGTGCCACATTGAGCGTCTGATTGAACCGTTGCGTCTGCACCTGCGCCGTGTTCTGGGTTTCCGCCCACGTCGCGATGTCAGCACCGTTCTGTTTGGCTACCTTGGAAATGCCCGCGACGTTACTGGCGAACGCCTTCGTGCTGCCGCCGGAGAGCATGAGCGCCGTGTTCATGCCGGTGGCGCCGCCCATGATCTTCTTCAACGCATCCGTATACGTCTGCGCCTCCGGTGACCCGGATTTCAGCTGGTCGTTGAAGCCTTTGGACTTGAGGTACATGGACTCCCACTGCTGGGCGAGGTTCGCCTGCTGGGCGGGGAGGCGCTGGGTCTGCTTGTACCAGTCGCCCATGGTGACGGTGCCGTTCATGACGCCCTGAGCGAGCGATTTCGCGCTGCCGGTGAGCCTGTCGAACATGGTGGACGCGTCCTGCGCCGCATACTGCGACTGGTTGAACGTTTTGAGAAGAAGGGTGCCGGAGGGCCCCATATTCTTGAGGATCATCTGCGTCAGGTAGCCGATGGTGCCCGTCAGACCGTTCTTGCCGAGATTCTTCGCCACGTCCACGGAGCTGATGCCGAACTGCTGCATCTCCTTGACCGCGACCTCGTTCGGAGCCTGCAGGGCGCGGATCGTGTTTGAAAGTTCCTGCGTGGCCTCGTCCGCGCTTGTGCCATGAGACGTGAGGGTGGCAATCGCGCCTCCGACCTGCGCGAACGAGAGTCCGGCGGCGGATGCCACGGGCAGGACGGTGGACAGGGACCCGGCGAATTCCTGCATTGTCGTCTTCGCCTCGCCGGAAGCGGCGACGAGCTGGTTCGTGACGGACGACGCATTGGAAGCTGGGATGTTGTAGGAGCGCATGATGGACGTCAGAGCGTTGGTCATGACGCCGAGATCAACCTGCTCGTCCGTGGCTCCCTGGGCGGCCGCCTTGAGTACCTTCAGGCCGTCGGCGCCACGCATCTGCGCCTTCTCCATCGTGTACATGCCCTCGGAAAGCTGCGAGGTGCTGATGCCGGTCTGCACCGCGATGCCCTTGATGCCATCGGCCACGAGACCGAGCGCCCGCTGGCTTTCGCCACCGGCGGTGACCAGCAGGTTCATCTGCTTCTGGAAATCCTTGGCCGCGGTGAGACTGTTTGACACCCAGGAGACCAGCGAATACGCGCCGACGGTGACACCCAAAGCCGACACCATGCCCCGTGCGGATCCGAGCGCGCGTCCGAAAACGCCGGTCGACTTGGCGGCCGACGCGTTGGCGACGCTCACCCTGTCGAGCAGCCCGGGATGGCGTGATTCTGCCGCGTTCAGCTCGTTCTGCTTCGCGGTCAGCGCGGTGTCGGCCTCGGCCTTGGCATGGCTGGCGGCGGACACCTGCTTGGTCGCGTCGGCCAGCTCGTCGCTGGTCTTCCTAGCCTTGCCCTGCGCCGTGGTCAGCTGCGCCTGGGCTTTCAACGCGCGCGATGAACCCTCGCCGTACTTCTCGACCTGCTCCGCGAGACGCGCTTCGGCGGCCTGCACCTGCTGGTCGGCGGCCTTCTGACGATCACGGGCCTGCGCGATGTTCCGCGTCGCCTCGACCGCCGCACGCTCCGCCTGCTGCAACGCCGAACGCATCGACTCCACCTGCGACTTGAGCACGTCACTGGCGGACGCCTCGCTCATCGTCGCGCTGAACGCACGGCCTGCGGAACGGCCCGCCTGCGACGCGGCCGCATTCGTGCCCGCCATGAGCGCCTTCGCGAAGCCGCTCATGTTCGGCATCACATCAACCCATGCCGCCCTACCTGCCATGGTCACTCTCCAAACATGCGTCGTGCGAGCGCGTCGAGCATGTCGCCATGCGCGGCGGTTCGGTTCGTTTCACTGGTTTCGCGTCCCCGACGCTGCTCCTCGGGGTTGGGCAGATAGTTGACGTCGTCGGCGTCCATGGCGTCCGCCTGATCGCTGAACGCGTTGTGCAATTGCACGATCTGCTCGCGCAGTCGCCCCTCGACGTTCCAGGCGAGCCATTCGGAGTCTCGCCACTGCGTCAGCCCCTGGATGAGGACGCGCAGGCCGCGCAGGCTCAGCCGTCCACGCCAGAATTCGTCTATGGGGTCACGTGGCGCGTATTCGCGGCATAGTGCGGCCTCAAGTTCCTCGGGGTGTCCGCCGTTGTCGAGCAGGCTCAGCGCGCCGTAGGGTTTCCCTCGGCGTCGACCGCTTCCATGGTCGGCAGGTCGTTCTCCTGCGTGAGTTGCATGAGCATGATGACCGCCGTGTCCTGGCCGCCCGCCTTGGTGAACTCGGCGTACTGTTCATCTCCGAGCACGGCTTTGACGAGGTCGGAGTTGGTCGCATCGGGTTTGGTTTGCACGCGCGCGATGCGGCGCGACTCCTCGTTGGACTGGTACAGGGGGTGCTTGTACCGGAAGACATGGGCCTTCGCGCCTTCCCCGACGGTGAATTCGACGAATTCGTGCACCTCGGGATGGGATTCCTTGTACTTGTTGATGATCTGCTGCATCGAAATGGCGGCCATGGTGGTCCTTTGCTAAGTGTTGTATCAGGGGAATGGGTGGCGGCCCGCTCGGAGCCGCCACGGTGGTCGGATGGACTACGGTCAGGCTCCTACGGCCGGTACGGCCGGTGAGCTTTCCATGTGGTAGGAGTCGCCGGAGTGGTTCGGGTCCTTGAAGCAGGAGAACGTCGGATTTTCGGTTTCCGCGTCGTTCCGGTTCAACGTGCGGTCGCCGAAGTCGGTGATCTTGGCGCGGTAAGCGGCCTCGACCCGGTAAACCGCCTGAGGTCCGACGCCATCCTGCGTGATGAGCAGGAGACGGTAGTACGGGCTTTCCTTCGCGCCCTTCTCACTGACGGACCACTTGGCTCCGTTCTGCGCGGGCCACGCCGAAACGGGAAGTCCGGCCATGAGGCTCTTCACCCACGCTGACATCTCGCCGAATTCGACCGCGAGCGTGCGTCCGGAACTCGACAGGTCGGAGCGCACGGGGTCAAGGTCCTGCAGCATGGTCGTGCCGTCGGACTTACTGTCCTTCTTCACCGTGAACCCCTTCGTGGACACGTATCCCATGTTTTTGAAGCCGTCGGGCAGCTTGATGGGGAGACCGGTGGTCGCGTCGAAGAACGCGGCCGGCATCGACGTGGAATAGTCGGCTACGGCGAGGATGGCGGTGCCATGCTTGCGAACGTAAGTGGAATTGTCGGCCAGCTGATCGGCGACCGACGCATAGGTTGGATCTACCATATTTTCTCCTTGATTGTTGTCAGTTCGCCGTCAGTGGTCTGACGGTGATGGAATAGGTGGCGACGTACCGGAGCACGTCCGGGTCGCCGTAGTCGACTGCGGCGAAGGAACCGCCCGTCACCTCGTCCGCATACCCGTAGGCGTTGCCGTTGCCGGCCAGCCTGCACATGGCCATGTCGACCGACTGGGAAAGCCGGTCCATGACCCCTTGTGATGGTGCGAACAAGTCGATATCGATGGATGCTGAACGCTCATAGCCTTGGACATAGCCGCTGGGCGCGCCGCCGACCTTGACCGCCGGCATGATGGACTTCAGGTCGTTCGGCGTGCGCGTCCACACGTCCATGGACAGGGCGTCCATGAGCCAGTGACGCACCAGTTGCACGTGGATGGGGAATGGATGGTCGTATCGGATCATGTCAGTCCCCCAGTTGCGCTATGGCCCGCGCGAGGATCATGGTTTTGGCTTTCTGCGCGGTGCCGTGCTCCTGCGCTTCGGCGTCCTCCGAGTCGGCGATGACACGCGCATACGGTCGTTTCAACCCTTGACGCGCCTTCGTTCCGGGACGTGTGCCCGCCTCGATGCGCAGACTGTCGCCGAACGCCGTGGCATGCTCCTGGTAGGCGATGCGCTGCGCGATGGGCAGCAGACGCTGCGCCTCCTCGAGGAGGGCGCGTCGCACCGCGTCGGATTGCGCGGCCTGCTGGATGACCGAATCGTCGGGAACATATGGGATAGGCATCATCCACCGCCTTTGACCAGGTAGATCTCGGAGTGCTCGAGCATGCGGTCGCCGGGATACCATTCACCGACAACGCCGGAGATCGCGTAGTCCTTGCCACGCCACGAGACGGTGCTGTCGGGAGTCACCCCGAGGTCTGTCAGGTGCACGCCGGGCGGCGAGTTGAGCCGCCAGCGCTCCTGCGTGACCTGACCGAAATACGTGTCGTCGCCCATGGCCACCACGGGCTGTATGTTGCAGCCTTTGACGGTCACGGTCTGCGTGGAGTCGACGGGTTCGCCGTCCGGCCCCATGACCGGCTTGCCGGGGAGCGTGAACATGACCGTCTCACGGTGCAGGATGTCGGTCACCATGAGCCTGTCACCCGGTATTTCTGCACGCACGCGCTCCACTGTGCCGAATAGCCGACCTGCAATTGGGTGTTGAACGAGCGCGACTCGGTGCCGGTGGTGTACGACGTGTACGCGTTGCCCGAAAGCACCGGATACATGGCGGTCGCCTGATCGAGCACCGCCTCCTGCACATCCTGCGGTATCTGCGCGTACCCATGCGTGAAGGAGACCTCCACGCTGCGCCAGAGGTCCGGCATCGGCGAGCCGAGGCGTATCATGCCCGACCCGGACCACTCGAAATCGGACGGCCCGTACGCCACCCCGTCGATGGTCAGCGACTCCACGGAAACGACGGGCGCGAACGGCAGGAGCAATGATCTCGAGCCGTGCGCGTCCAACGTCAACGTGTCACTCGACAGGCTTATCGGGTTGCGGGTCTGTCCGCGGAACCTTGCGCTGGCGAGGTCGAGCGCTAGCAGCATGTCCGCGTCCGACTCGTCCGTCTTGAGCTTCGCGGCGAGTTTCTCCGGTGGCGCGAGGGGCGTCATCCCCTCGTATTGCTGTTCGGTCATCGTCTGCCTCGATTCCCAGTCTTTTGGCGTCTTCGGGCCGGTAGCGGACGCCGTCCACGACGATCATGCGGGTCATCACGCACCCTTCGGGGCATTGAAGTCGCAGACGACGATCTCGGCGGGCTTGTAGACGACCTGAGCGGCACGCTCCTCGGCGCGCACGTAGACGAGGTTGCGGCGCGCGTAGTCGGCGTGCTGATTGAACGCCTCGATGGAGAGTGGTTCGCGCTGCAGGAGCTGCACGGTCTGCAGGTTGCCGACGATGGCGGTGCCGGCGGGGAGTGCCTGGGAGGTGACGTAGGGGCGTCCCCAGAGGGTGGAAGGGCCTGCGCCGAACGGGCCGGAGCCGAAGAAGCGCTTCTGGGCGTCCTGCATGAGGTCGAGGGTCTCGGCATCCTCGGGCGACAGGACGATGGCGGTGATGGGCGCGCCGATCTTGTTGAGTAGGCTGATGGCCTTGCGTACCGTCTTGGGGATGTTGGCGACGTCCGCAACGTCCACGGCGGCCTGGTGTTGTACGCCGGTGGTCTTGAGCAAACCGGTGGGTTCGCCGTTGGTGCCGGAGCCGTTGAGCAGCTTGTCCTGCAGCACCGCCTTGATGTTGTAGGCGAGCTGCGAGTTGAGGTAGCTGGCGAAAGCGCCTGCGTCGGAGAGAAGCTGATTGGTGACTGTGTAGCCGTCAGCATACGTGTAAACCTTGCCTGTGGCCATCTGCGCGCCCATGTCGGACAGTGGCTTGACGGTGGTATCGCCGGGCTTGATCTCGTCGGGCACGATGCCGGCGTTGCGGGTCACGGAAGTGATCTGCAGGTAGTCGAAGCTGTTGCCCGAGATGGTGCCGTAGGAGATGAGGTCCAGGAAGTCGAGCGGCTTCGGGTAGGTCAAGTCCACGGTGGCGAGACGCTGCGGCGTGAGATAGGTGCCTGGGACGTTGCCGCCGACGCTCAGCGGCGCCGGATCGGCCTTCTGACCACCAACATACGTCTTGGAGAGAGCCAGATTCGACCCCTCGCCCAACCCGGAAGGATTGGCCTTCAACCACTGCTGATAGGTGGAGGACTTGACGAAAGCGTCGCCGATTCCGCGCGGAACCGCCTTCGCGTTCGGGTCGTTCGGGATCTCCTTGACCTGAGCGACGTCGACGCCGCGCTTCGCGGCGGCAGCCTCCATCGCGCTCTTCATCAGAGACGCGGAAGCGGCCTTGGCGTCGTCGGCTGCCTTGATCTTGGTCTGCAGGTCGTCGGTGAGCGACTTGAGTTCGACGATACGCTTCTGCTCGTCGTCGTCGAAGTCGCGCCCCTTGGCCTTGTCCGAAAGGCTCTTCGCTTCAGTGAGAGCGTCGGAGAGCTGTTCACGCAGTGATTTCATTGGTTCCTCCAATCATCCCCTGAAGTGCAATCCAGGAGTCGAGTTGACCGTGCGATTTGCCGGTCGTCTGTTGGTTCCCCGCCGACGGATTGTCGACGGAAGTGCTGTGTAGCTCGTCGTGCATGATGCCGATGACGAGATCCTTGAGCTTCGATTGGTCGAAGCCATCCTTGAACGGGTTGCCGTCGTCGGGATCGGGCGTTTCCGGTGGTTTCGGGTCGCCGGGAGGCGTTTCCGCATCCTGGTCCTCGCTTTTCGTGCCGAGCAACTGCGTCTCCGGGTTCATTCCCAGCCAGCAGGGGCCGACCTCGAGCAGGTTCACGTCGTTCAGCTCCCGGTATCGTGTGCCGTCGGTCGCGATCTTCTGCTGCGCTCCACCCGGATTCACCTGATATTGGAAGGAGAACTGGCTGATGCGCTTCTGCTGCATCAGCTTGAACACCTGATTGGCCTTGGGGTTGTCCATGTCAAGCTGAGCGTCGACCACAAGGCCCTGCGGAGTCTCCGCGATGCCCTTCACGACGCCGATATTGCTGAACGGGTCGTCATGGTCGTGATTCCAGTACACGGACAGCGGATTGCCGCTCTCCTGCATGTTTTGCACGCTTTTCGCGAACGCTCCGGGAACGACCTTGTCGCCCCCGTAATCGACATTGCCGAAAACGCTCACGAGGGCCTTGAACTCCCCCAACGGCGCGTTTTCGGACCCATCACCGAACGATTTGATCTCCACCGGCGCGTAGGCAAGCGATTGCGTCATAGCGAACCTCCATTCGTTACGTTCTGCGATCCAGAATCATGCGGCGACGCCTGAGTTCCGCCGCCGCGCACCGTGTTGAGCGGCGTGAGGATGTCGTCGTATTCCGGCCCCTTCGACGGCCAGCCATCCATCTTCCGTCCCTCGTTGACGCTCATCCACGGGCCTCCGACCGCATCACTGATGATCGTTGCCTTTTCGATGAACGAGCCATCCAAAGCGGAATCCATGTCGAAAACAACCTTGATGCCGTCGTTCGGTTGCAGGAACGGCACGAGCTGCGAGTTGATGCACCCTTCGATGCGACGGAATGTCGGACCCAACGTCTCCCGGTAGAGCGCGTCGCGGAACGCCTGCGTACTGCCGTAATTGCCCTGCCTCGCGCCGACCATCTCGGGTGGCACCCGGTATGCGGACGCCACTTCGATGTCCGTCAGCGTGCGCCCCTCGACCTCCTGCGTGTCCTTCGGGCTGAAGGCGTCGATCTTCGAATACGCGACGTTCTCGAGGATCGGGCTCTTGCCCTCCTGACCTCCGCCATCCAGATAATTCGCGAGTTCCGCCTCGAGCCGCGCCTTCGCCTCAGGCGTCAACGGCTCCTCGTTGGCCGTGTCATGCTGCCAGACGCCCGGAATGCGCGCCATCTTCTTCCACAGGGCGCGACGCCACTTGACCGACTCCGTATACTCGTTCAATGTCTGCGACAACGTGATGGCCGGACTCTTGCCGTTCGTGCCGCCATACCCCTCATCAAAAAGCAGCCCCTGAAGCGGCAGATGCAGCGAATAACCCGGGTCGCCCGGCATCGCGATGTCAATGCCGTTCGTATCCTCATAATCCAATTGGGTGAAACGCCAGCAGAACGTCGGCCAACGCTTGAGCTCCCACCCGCTCTTGGCGTCTGCCGACGGTATCAACTGCGCCACCGTGCGGTCATACAAAAGAAAATCGGTCAGCCAGTCATACCAGAACTTCTGCGCCGGGAACAACTGTCTCGGCTGCCTCAAAAGCTCATAAACCGGGCCGTCCGTGACCTCCTCGGAACCAGATTCGGTGTCGCGCATGACCTTCAACGGCACTGCGCTCACGTTCGAGGAGATGAAGTCGATGACCTTGCGCAGACTCGGCTGCGTCTCCCACAACCCCTGCTCCTGCGTGTACGCCACCAGAGGCATACCCGGGTCCGGCGTCACCACGCCGGAAGCCACGCGCCACGGCTGCGAAAGCGACCGGAACTGCGTGGAATCAACCGACTTCGACTCGGCGCGAGCCTTGGATGCCCAGAAAATACTCACTTCGACACCCTCCAACTCATGTAAATGGCGAAAACGCCAGCGGAAACGACGGCCAGCGGGAGCCACACCATCCCCAAACCGACACATACGGACGCCGCGCCGGCCACGAACAGCACGTCGGAACACCAGTCAGGCATACAAACCCCCAGTCTCATACACGCTTCTACGCCGCACCGTCCTCGTCATCGCCTCAGAAAGGGCGTTGAGAGTGGCCGCGACGCCGTCGATCTTGTCCCGCGCGTCCGCCTTCGACGGCTGCACGTTGCCATTCACATCCGTTTTCACCGCGAGATTGTCGACGTTCCAACGGAGTACTGGGTTGCCGCCATGCCGGAACAATGGCTGTTCCCTGGTACCTGTCAACAGGAGCCTTTGCAGCTCCTTCAACACCGGGGACAGGGTCTTGGCCCCCTGGCGCACGACGGTGAACCTGGTGGCGGCGACGCCCTGCTCCTCAAGATCGTTGACTACCTGCGTGGCGTTCCACGGGTCGTATCCGATGGTCTGCACGTCGTAGTCGCGCAGGTCGTCCAGGATCCTTTGCTCCACATACCCGTAGTCGGTCACGTCGCCGGGCGTGAGCGTGAGGAACCCATCGCGGACCCACTGCGAGGCGTTGCCAGAAGTGCGACGGTCGAGATCGTCGAGGTTGCCCTCGGGCGTCCAGAATCTGAGCATGCAGTCGTACGTGCCGTCGTCATGGGGGAACACGAGGCTCCACGCCGTGAGATCGGATACGGCCGCTAGATCCCAGCCGCCGAAGCATGGACGGCCGGCGAACGTGGACGGCATGTCGAGCGCCGGCACCTTGCCGGCGTTGCGATCCCAGGAATCCAAGGTGATGAACCGCGTCTCCTGCTTCGTGCGGATGCCAAGATGCAATCGCAGGTAGCTGGCGAGGTTGGCCGGCGAGTTCTTCGCATGCAACGCCTGTTTCGCCAGGTAGTCGGCGGCGGGTGAAACCCCATAGCCGGGATTCGCCTTCATCTGCGTCTCGACCGCGAAGGGGTCATCCGTCTCGCTGGCACCCCACACGACCCCATACCAGGAATCGTCATGGATGGTCCGTTCGGCCAGCTGCTCCACGTAGCGCCGCGTCTCGTCATAGATCGTATGAGTCTTGCCGGCGTCAGGAGTGGTGATATACACGCCCAACGGCTGCGTGCGCGAACCGCGTCCGGTCTGCAGCGTGTGCACCAGGTCGGCGCTCTTGTACACGTGCAGTTCGTCGCAGATGAAGCAGTGCAGGTTCATGCCGTGCGCCGCATCCGCGGCACTCGAGATGACCTCCATGTACGAGCCGCTCGACGGGTGCACGATGCGCTTCTGATGCGCCTTCATGACACCCTCGAGCGCCGGAGTCTTCTCCACCAACTGCTTGACAGGCTGGAAGACGAACCCCGCCTGGTGTTCGGTGGAGGCCGCGCACACGACCTGCGCGCCGGACTCGCCGTCCGCGCCAAGCATATACACCGCGATACCGCCTGAAAGCGTCGACTTGCCGTTCTTGCGAGGCACGTCAACATACAAATCGTTGACGATTCTGACATACTTGCCATCCTCGTTCGGGCGGAGCCAACCAAAAGCCGGTGCGAGGATCCAAGCAACCTGCCACGAGGCAGGGTCCAAAGGCTTTCCAGCCCATTTCCCCTGCGTATGACGCAGCATGTGGAACGCGGCCAAAACGCGGTCGACACGCTCCGGGGAGAACACGGCGCCATCCACGTCACGAGGCTCGGGGACCTTGATCTTCGGAGCCTGCCATTCCTCGGGCAGATCCAAACCACGTGACAGCATGTACGCCGCGACCTCCGGCGACATCTTCAACGCGCGGAGCGTCTCCTCGTCGGGAAGGTCGACATCATCCAAACCCAGTTGCGAACGGATTGTCCCTTTCTGCATCCCCATCGTCCTTACTGGCAACATTCGCCTCCGAGGCCGGCGTCAAGCCAAACTCATGCGCGAACGCCCGAATGTCGGCGCGCGCCGAACGCAACGTCGATACCGCGGGATGCTGTTTGAGCGAATCGTTCGCCGGAATTGACTGCGAGCCATACTCCTTGAGCTCCTTGGTCGCCTCACGCATCTGCCAAACGGCTATGCAATAGGCCTCAAGACTCGGACCGTCGACCTTCTTCAGGATTCCAGCGCCCGAAAGATCCTCCACCACCTGTTTCCACACACGTTTCGCAGTATCAGGCAAATACGACGGCATCACGGGACGTGAATCGGACAATTCGACCGGCTTTTCAAGCTTCCGGCCTCCCGAATCACGGCCCTCGCCGCGCCCGTTGATGACCCTGAGCTGCAATGGTGCCTTCTGCGGACCGCGACGACCCATCCGACACCCCCTCGAAAACGAAAAACGAAACTAAAAACCTGAGACGCGAAAAAAAAGGCCTCGGCGCGCGCGGACGGAGGGTCGCCCTCCCATTTCGCGAACGCCCCTACCCCAGGGGTGCCACGAGACGAACGAGGATGGCCGCTAAGCGTCGAACCCCAACCGCCGCCACATATCCATCGCGTCCACGCCGGAAGACGTGTCAGAGTCGTTCCTGCGCTCGCGTTCGAGTCGGCGTTTGCGGGCCATCGCGTAAGTCTTCTTCAAGTGGCATTGATGGCACAGCGTCTGTGTGTTGGCGAGGTCGTAAAGCGCGCCATCATCAGCGATTTCGCGGATGTGGTCGACTTCGTTGCCGGGTTTGCCGCAGATGACGCACGTGTGGTGGTCTCGTCGCAGCGCCTGCCTTCTGACGCGTTCCCAAAGCGCGCGGTTGATGACGGCCGTGTGTTTGGATGCGTGTTGCCAGTTGTCTTGGTGTTGCTCGCAGCGTCCACGGTATGTGGCTTTGTTGGTGCAGCCGGGGTGGGTGCAGCGCGCTCGCGGTTTGAGTGGCATCAGTCGATGGTGATGCCGAGGTGTTGCAGCGCGGTGGTGAAGGCGTCGTAGTAGATGCGCATGCCTGCCGCGTCCCATGCCGCTTCGGCTTGTTCGCAGGTGATGCGAATCTCCCCCGTATCGGTGAGATGGTCGGCTATGCGGGTGAGCTGGTGGTCGATGTCGGTAAGAATGCCAGTGTTGGCGGCGGCTGTGGATGTGGAGGTGATGGTTGTCAGATTCATGTTTGGTGTCGCTGGCATCTTTAGCCTCCTAGGTGGTGTTGCCCTGCTCTCGTCTGCCTGTGTGGGCTGTGGGATTGTGGCGAGGCAGGGCAAGTGGGTGGTTTATTTCGCGCTACTCTTTGGGTGTTGTCTATCTCAGGGAGGAGGTGAAACATGAAGAAGAAAGTTAGGGCACTAACCTATGACGATCTCGGTAAGAACGTGATCGTTTCCGAGGCGAATGGCGACAGGAACAGCGGCGAGTTGAAATCAATCAGCTATGCGACTGCTTACACGACAGGGACTTTGAATATCGATAATGCGGTTGTACGCGCGGATATCGACAGTGAGGTCGAGTTCACTGATTAAGGGCCGAGTTGGCTGTCATTTGCGCTTGATTTGCGGCTGCCAGTGCCAGTGTTACTTGGCTCTCTAGGTTTGAGACGCGTGTTTCGAGTTGTACGATTCGCGCGTCTTTTTCATACTCGTCCATGCTTGCCTCAGTTGTTGAAGTTGGGTTGCCTGGTGGGGAAAGGTTGTAAAGTCCACCAGGCAAGAATGTGCAGGCAGAGGCTTGGATACTGCTCTCGGAGTTATCCATTTGAGCTTGCCTGCTGGTACTGGCTCGCATTGCTATGTCAACGTTTGCCAGCGACATGCGCCCCGGACGCACCATGGGCGTGTCTGCGTTAGGCAGCACTTCATAGATGTGTTGCCGGTTCCTCTGGCGGGAGTCGAACCCGTGGAAGCTGCATGCCAAACATGCAGTTCGCTCCACCCGCGAAGCGATCTCAGAG